TACGGCGACCACCGAGATCTACACTCTTTCCCTACACGACGCTCTTCCGATCTTATTCAAACAAGGTATTTTTATAGCAGAGAGGAGTCCAAACAAGACGATTGGATTCATTGCTTGAGAAATACTGATGCTATAGTAGCGCATAATGCGGCATTTGAAATCCAATGGTTACTCAGCGAATACAAAGACGAGTTCTTAGCATTCCTCAGAAGAGGCGGCAGAGTACTGTGCACACAACTAGCAGAGTACCTACTATCAAATCAAACTGACTTGTATCCTGATCTTAACAGCACAGCACCAAAGTACGGAGGTACTGAGAAGATTGATGAGGTTAAGCTACTTTGGGAACAAGGAATACTTACTGCTGACATCGGTAAGGATTTATTGTTAGACTACCTTGGATCAGTTGCTCATGGTGATATTGCCAATACAATCAGGACATTCGTAGGCCAACAAGAATTACTGAAGCAACGCAATATGATGCCTATGTATCTGATGCGTTGTGATGCTTTGCTATTCAATGCGTTCTGTATGTTTAACGGTCTTAAAGTAGATATGGAGACTGCGTACAGAAACAAGGAAGAGCAAGAGAAGCGCGTAGAAGAACTCAAGACTAAGATTAAAGAGTATCTACCTGCTCTACCAAGAGATTTCACATTCAAATTCTCTAGCGATTATCACATGAGTGCTTGGCTATATGGTGGAGTAATCACATACGATGCTAAAGTTCCTTATGATCCTCCTAAGTACGAGCTTAGAGACTGTTACCAATACACAGAACCGTACTATGGGGATAAACGCTACATACAAGTAGAAGATTACTACGAAGACGAGTACTATCATAGACCAGAGTACTACACCAGATACAAAGCAGGGAAGAACAAGGGAATGCTGAAAGTATTCAGAGTACCTTGTGGCCCTGAGAAACTTAAGTGGGGTAAGAAATCTGTTATATTCAATGGACTCATAAACCTACGTAAGTTACCCGCTGAACGTAGAGAGAAGTTCCTTGGAGAACGAGCTGAATTCCGTTCAAGTAGATTCCTACCGAATGGAAGCCCCGTGTATAGCTCAGGTAAAGATGCCTTAGACTGCATTCGCTTTGAACTACCTGTTGTAGAAGAATTACTAGAGCTAGGTAAGCTAGAGAAAGACTTAGGCACATACTATCTACAAACAAAGTACAACCCCGATGGTACTGTAAAAGACACATCAGGGATGCTTAAGTTCGTAGAACCAGATACGCATATAGTACATCATCAATTGAATAACTGTGCTACTGTAACAACACGCTTAAGTTCTAGCACACCTAACCTACAGAACCTACCTAGAGACGGTACGTCCAAGGTAAAGGAAATGTTCATAAGCAGATTCCCTAACGGATATGTTTGTGAAATTGACTACACTTCACTAGAAGTTGTAGATATTGCCGCCGCATCAGGAGATCATGCGCTCTTGAATGCGTTGATTAACAAGATTGATATGCACTGCTACAGATTAGCAGGTGCATTGCATGAAGATTACGAAGAAGTACTTAAGAAATGTAAGGATGAAGAACACCCCGAGCATAAGAAGTACAAAGAACTACGAACAGCAATCAAGCCTAGAGCATTTGCGGCACAGTACGGTGCTTCAGCAGAAGGCATCGCCTTCGCTACAGGATGCTCCGTTAAGGAAGCAAAAGAATTCTTAGATACAGAGGCTCGACTCTTTCCAAAGAGCAGAGCATTTGCAAACACTGTTGTTCGCCCGCAAGTAGAAGAAACAGGAAAGCTACCAGAGAACCTGCACAGGGAAGTAAACGATGCAGGTGTATGGACTTTGTATCGCAGAGGATACTTTGAAAGTCCGGGCGGTACTAGATACAGCTTCAGACAGTACCCAAAGTGGGTGGACCATCAGCAAACAGTCGATTACAAAGATACGCAGATTGCAAACTACCCTATTCAGGGAGAAAGCGCATTCATTGTGCAAGCCGCTTGCGGTTTAGTAATCCGTTGGTTGCTTAAGAATAACTTCTTCAACAATCAGGTACTCGTGATTAACACAGTGCATGATGCTATTTACTTAGACTGTGCTTCAGAAGAACTAGCCAGAGAATGTTCTGCTAAGGTAGCAGAGATCATGGCTTATGCTCCTAAGTACATCTGCAAAAAGATTCCTGCATACGAAGCATGGAATTACAACACAACCCCATTCCCTGCCGTACCCGAGTACGGTAAGAACTTATACGAAAAGAAAGGATTATAACTATGTTACTCTCTCAAGTCCGCGAAACTGCCAATACCTTGGCTCAGGATAATAAAAGCATTGACATGAGCACTGCACAGAAGAACTCTGTGTATCTGCTCCCCGAAGGTTATGCGATTGCACGACTAGTTGAATACATTGAAACTGGTATGCACGCTCAAGAATATCAGGGTCAGAAGAAAGACCCGCGCCGTGAGTTCCGCATTGGCTTTGCACTATACGGTGAAGGCTATCAGAAGGAAGACGGTACTCCGCGCACGATCAGCTCGTTCAGTATGCCGCTGTTCAACAACGAACGTAGCAAGGCATTCAAGCTGTTCGAGATGATGGACTATAAGAAGGATAAGAAGAACTTTGCTCAGATGCTTGGTGATCCGTTCTTGGTACGTATCAAGCATGTAAAGACTAGCAACGGTGCTATGCGTGCACGCCTTGACACGGATGATGTGCGTCCTCCGATTGATCCTCTGAGTAAGAAGCCGTATCCTGTTCCTGAAGCACCTGAAGAACTGTACCGTGTGCTTCTGTGGGATGCACCCACGATGGAACAGTGGAAGAGCATTGAGATTCAGGGCACTACTGATGCGGGTAAGAGCAAGAACTTCCTACAGGAAGAATGCCTTGCCGCATTGGACTTTGCTGGCTCTAAGTTGGAACAGATGCTGAAGGGTTCGCTACCTAGCATGACAGTTGATGCACCGAAGTCTGATTTAGGGTACAGCGAAGATGATGACATGCCGTTCTAATGCACTCAAGAGACTGGGTGTACCTGATAGTACCCCTAGTCTCTTTACCGTTGAAGGAAACCGCGTTCTCGTCATGGATGGGGACGCCGCTTGCTATCAGGTAGCAAGCAAGATCAAAACATTAGGTACTGCATTACGCCATTTCAAGATGAAGATTCTTGAGGCTATGTTCTTAACTAAATGCAGTACCGCACGAGTCCATGTTACTCCTAAAGGTTGTCTGAAGGCAGGGCGACACAAGATCGTAGCCGTCAAGCCTTATCAGGGCAATCGCTTATTATCCAAGAAACCTCCTTTATTAGAAGCATTGCGTGATCAAGTTCACACAGTATCCAATAATGAGATCACAGTACTAAAGCACTATGATGTAGAAGCTGACGATGCTGTAATGATGGATGCTTATGAGTACGCAGATAAATGTGTAGTGTGGAGCGAAGATAAAGATCTTCGGAGCGTGCCGTGCCCTTACTACGAACTTAGTACTGGAAGAATAGATAAGATAACAGATGGGTTCGGGTGGATTAAGATGAGTGAGACCGAGAGCGGTATTAAGAAGCTAGTAGGGCACGGCAGGAAGTTCTTTTGGGCACAGATGCTGATGGGAGATACTGCGGATAATATCCAAGGTATTATCTCTGTCGATGGTAAGAAGTGTGGATTAGTCCATGCTTACGAATTACTCAAGGATGCTAAGACAGAGGATGATGCGGCTAATATCGTTGTAGATTTGTACAAGCAAATAGATCAGGATATTGTAGCTGAAGGAGAACTGTTGTGGTTGCTTAGATCAATTGGAGATAGCTTTGCTCATTATGTAACTAGCGATCTAGCACTAACCAAAGAGAACATGAACTTTGTTTTGGATTGTTATGGGAGACCACATTATGTGGATGAAAATTAAAAACATTCTTAAAGAATTATTTAGCGTAGAGTCAATAGACACATTATGCACAATACTGCTGTTTGCTCTAACGTTAGGCAGTTCTTTACTTGTAGCTCTAGGCTATTACTTAGATGCAATCTGCGGTTTCCTAGCAGTTATTGCTATCTCAACAATCAGCTCGTATCTTGATCGTAAGAGAATCAATACGCAGTACAGCGAGTACTTAAAGACTTGGTTGGAGAAGAATGGTAACAGGTAGAAAGATACAAAGAAGCCAGCTTAGAGCATGGGCTATTGGGCATGTGAAATCCAAGCAAGGCGGAGTATGCCCTATCTGTGGACAACCTATTAAATTCCAAGTAATGGGTAATAAGAGCGACTACGTAGTAGACCACGATCATGAGACGGGAGAGATTCGTGGTGTACTACACCGCTCTTGCAATGCGGCTGAAGGTAAGGTTACGAATGCCGCAGGTAGATGGGGTGCTAAGAGTACCAAGTACTCAGCAATTATTCCGTGGCTAGAGAACATGCTGAAGTACTTGAAAAGTGAAGGTACTGGTATTATCTACCCAGATCACAAGACTCCTGAAGAAAGAGAAGAGCTTAGAAAACAGAAGGCGCGAAGAGCCGCCGCTTTACGTAAGGCAAGATTGGCACTAGCCAAGGAGAGGAAGGATGACACTGAAGGTTAAGAAGAAGGACGGTACGTTAGAGAACTGGAACTTTGATAAGATCAAGGAAGCTGTGAATAAAGCGGCTACTAGAGCTAACGTTGATGTTACTGACTACGACTGGGAAAAGCTACAGGATTATGTTACAGAGTACCTGAGCGATACCTACCGTAGAATCAATAGCGATATTGTTGCTACTGCTGACTTGCATCAGATTATAATTCGATGTTTAAGAGAAGTAGATTTGCTTGAAGTAGCAGACGCATATCAGGAGTTCCGAGACTACAAGAACACGTATGCTAAAGCATTCGAAGCTATCAAGCAAGAGTCTGACCGTATCATGTACCTAGGTGACAATGAGAATGCTAACTTTGATAGCTCTCTCGTAAGCACAAAGAAGTCCTTAATCGGTGGGTACTTGAATAAGGAATTGTACAAGCAATTCCAACTCAGTGTTGTTGAAAAGGAATTAACCAAGCGTGGTGACATTTATATCCATGACCTTCGGGATATGAATTTGAACTGCATCAACTGTTGCTTGTTTGATATGGGCAATGTGTTAAAGAATGGTTTCGAGATGAGCAACATTCGATACACTGAGCCTAAGAGTGTACTTTCTGCATTGCAGGTTATCGGTGATATTACTCTCGTTGCTACTGCTCAGCAATTCGGTGGCTTTACGATTCCACATATCGACCATATTCTACTGCCGTATGCTAAGAAAACGTTTAGCACTTATTGGAAAGAAGCAAGTGACTTTGGTATAACGAAACGTACTACTTATGCTATGCACAAGCTGACTCGTGAGCTAGAGCAAGGTTTCCAAGCACTGGAACTAAAGCTTAATACTATTCCGTGCAGTCGAGGAGACTTCGCGTTTACCACACTAACATTTGGTAGTCCTTTATATGGAGATGAAGACTCCCCTCGTAACAACATGCTCCTGAATGCGATTAACACAGCATTGTTGAAGGTTCGCATAAACGGTCATGGCGGAAAGCCTGTTGTGTTTCCGAAGCTTGTGTACTTGTACGATAAGAACTTCTTAGAGAGAAGTCAGTACGCTAAAGAAGTATTCAATAAATGTATTGAATGCAGTAGCAAGTGCATGTATCCTGACTACCTAAGTATTACTGGGGAAGCAGGTACTGTTTCTAACTTGTACACGGCGCATGGTGTAGTAACCTCTCCTATGGGTTGTAGAGCGTTCCTAAGTCCTTGGCAAGACCCTGAGACTGGTGAGTTCATAACGGTAGGCAGAGCTAACATTGGTGCTGTATCCTTGAATCTACCGTTGATTTGGATAGTGTCAGGTGGTACTCGTGAAAGATTCTTTGTGGAGCTAGGGAAGCGTTTACAAGTGATCCGTGAGTTCCTGAAGAAACGCTACGAGTTAATCCGTAATACTGCATCAGGTACTAATCCTATGGCTTTCTGCCAAGGCGGTTTGTACAACGGCTATCATAAACCTGAAGAGCCTATCGGTGATCTTATTAAGTACATGACTGCTTCATTCGGTATTACCGCATTGCATGAGCTTACTGTGCTTGCTACTGGAAAGTCGTTAAGAGAAGATAATTCTGAGTTCGCTAAGGAAGTAATCAGCTTTATCAAAGACAAGGTTGCTGAGTTCAAGGCGGAAGACGGTTATCTGTATGCGTTGTATGGTACACCTGCTGAAAGTCTTTGCACTACTCAAGCAACACAGTTCAACGAGTACTGCAAGGCGCATGGTATAACCAATCCGTTTGAAGGTCAGAAGTACTTTACTAACAGTTTTCATCTGCATGTATCCGAAGATGTTAATCCGTTCCAGAAGCAGGATGCAGAGTACGATCTGTTCCACATGATTGAAGGTGGACATATTCAGTACATCAGACTAAATGATCCTAGCAATATTACTGCATTACGTAGCATTGTAATGCGTGGTATGGATAAAGGATTCTACCAAGGAGTTAATTTCGAAAGTGTTTACTGTAACTCTTGCGGAGCACATTCTACTAATGCAGGTAATATTTGTCCTGTATGCGGGAGCACTAACATTACTACTATTGATCGTGTGTGTGGTTATCTCGGCTATTCAAACATTAACGGAAAATCGAGAATGAACGAGGGTAAGATGCAAGAGATCAGTGAGCGTGTTAGTATGTAAAGGATGGGTGATATGACAATCTATAACTGCGTTTATAAAACAATCACAAATCGACAGAAGATCAGGAAACTTCGTCGAAGCATTAGAGACACTTCTGTTTTGGATAACATTATAGAAAAATGCTTGGATGACGTTCTAGAAAACTACGACAATTGCATTCAGTTCTGTAGTCTTAATCGTACTTTTAACATGCTAAAGGATAGCCGTGTTGTCGCGGAAGATGTAACTTATGACACAATCCAAAAGAGATTAAATCGTAAAGGATGCGTGTACATTTGTAGCATGTTTGATCTAGATGATCTTGCTATAGTAAAGATTTGGAGATGAACTACTCAGGATTAAACCTGTGTGACACAACGAATGGGGATGGCTGTAGAGTCTCCCTGTTCGTTAGTGGATGCACCTTACATTGCAAAGGATGCTTCAATAAGGAAGCATGGGATTTCAACTACGGTAAGCCTTTCAACATGGATGAAGAAGGAAGGCTTATTATAGCCACGCTTAGTGATCCATTCATACAAGGATTATCTATCCTAGGCGGTGATCCTTTTGAATACAAGAACATTCCTATTATTACTTCGCTGTGCATGAGCGTGAAGCTGTGGTATCCAGACAAAGATATTTGGGTATGGACTGGTAGGAAGTTCGATCAGATTAAAGATTTACCGTGCTTAGATTACATTGATGTACTAGTGGTAAATCCTTTTGTAGAGAGATTAAAAATACATGGAAGATATTACGGAAGTTCGAATCAACGAGTTCTGCGGAAGCACGGACATGAATGGGTTGCAGACGACCCTGAAGTTTCTACTGCGACAGACTCACGGAAAGGACGCAAATTTAGGATCGAAAGAGAACTGTGAGCTGTACAATAAGCTTTGTGTAGAAGAGTTCAGAGAGTTTCAGCAGGCTTTGGAATTTGAAGGAGAAGCAGAACAGTTCAAGGAACTCTGTGACACGTTATGGGTTCTGATTCAGTTTGCTAATTGCAAGGGTTGGGATTTGACTAAGGGCATGACTGCTCTTGTTAATGAATACAGTAGCAAGTTCTATACCGCTGATGGCGAGTACCGTCCGCTTTTCAGAGAAGATGGTAAGCTTCTAAAGAATACTGGATTCAAGAAGGCTAACTTCAAGGAGTTATTGTAATGGATTTTAAGGTCGTTAATGATGTATCAATAGAGCTTATTGACCACATGGGTAGCGACCTTAGTGTCGTTAATGCGGCTAGAGTATCCTTTGATAAATGGCATGATGCGTTCGAGGAAGAACAGGATTACTGTCTTATCAAGTACCTAGCCAAGCATGGACACTGGTCTCCGTTTGCACACACAAGCATGAGCTTTCGCTGTAAAGTTCCTATGTTCTTAGCTAGACAGCTAGTAAAGCATCAGGTAGGGCTGACGTGGAATGAAGTATCTCGTAGATACACTACGGATAACATTGAGTTCTATGTGCCTACTGTGTTGCATTCTAAAGCTGATAATGTTAAGCAAGGTTGTGGTGTTGAGTTAGTTGATGGTGGCACTTTAGATGAACTTCGGTACATTACCGAGCGTGCTTTCCAGTCCTATAACTGGTTGCTGGATCGAGGTGTTGCACCTGAAGAAGCACGCATGGTACTACCGATGAATCTAATGACTACGTTCATTTGGACTGGCAGTTTATATGCTTTCTGGCGTGTGTACAAGCTACGTATTGATACTCATGCTCAGAAGATTGCTCAGTCGTTCGCTGAGAAGTTGTACATAGAACTAGCTAGGGTTTATCCCTATTGTGTTCAGGCATTAAGTGAGGTATAATATGGCTTGTAAAGGTAAGAAGGGCGGTACTAAGCCCAAGAAGTAATCAGAAGTAATCATTCTTTTAGGATAAATCTATGGATAGATTTCAAGAGCAATTACAGATAGAACAACAAGCCCACGCTAATGGTGTTTCCCGCGCTTTAAAGGAGCTTTCTGAGGCCATAAAGCAAGGTAGGGTAGCTGACCTACCAGTCGGCAAGCAAGTCGTTGCTAGAGCGTTCTCTGCGGCTTCTGAGGCGGTAGCTGAAAAGCTTATGCCGGGCAAAGCAGGGATGGATAGAAAGTACACTAAGCACCTTAGAAACTTAGGTGCTGATTTGTGTGCAGTCATTGCTTTAAGAGTTGTGCTACAACACACACTGAACACGGAGTATCAAAGTTCAGCGACAGAGGTTCTAAGTAAACTGGGACTTGCTCTTGAAACAGAAACTCTAATCAAAGCTATGAAAGAGGAAAAGCCTTGGTACGTAGACAAGATTAGGGATCAAATCAAAAAGCAATGTACGACTAGTACTAGACACATTAGTAATAAGTTCAGAACAGGTGCTAAAGACTTAGGTATTACAGACTACATTTGGGAGCCTTTAGAGAGAGTGGGCACAGCAAGACTTCTTCTATCCTGCATCTATCCTTTGGGGTTGTTCGAGTGGGATAAGAAGAAGCTTAAAAACGGTAAATCTGTACAAGTAATTGTGCCTAGTGAAGAACTTATTAAACATGTCGAACATTACAGCAACCACCTTAAAGCTCTTGTTCGCTATCCTGTTATGGTATCTCCTCCCCTTGATTGGAAGGATATGTACACTGGGGGATACTACAGCACAGAGATGAATGTACTGGCTCCCATGATGAAGTTACGTCCTATGCCTAAGGAGTACCGTAACTGGATAGTATCGCATCTACGAGAAGGTTTAGCAGAAGAAGTTAAGGAGGGGTTGAACAAGATTCAATCTGTACCTTACAAGGTTAATACCAAGGTACTGGATGTAGCACAGCAAGCAATCCTTAATCCTAATGGTATTCTAGGATTACCTGCTCATGGTGGAAAGCCTAAACCTGAGTTCCCCTTTGGTGAAGATTTTGATAAGCACAACTGCACGGAAGAACAGCAAGTACTCTTTGCTGAGTGGAAACGTAAAGCGGCAGAATGGTACACTGTAGAGAACACCCGTGTCGGTAGAAAGATGGGTGTTGTAGCAAAGCTACGTGAATTACAGAAACTGCGCTACAGAGAACGTTGGTGGTGTCCTGTGTTTCTTGATTGGCGCGGTAGAGTGTATTTCCGTAGTACGCTGAATCCTCAAAGTGCGGATGTTGTAAAGGGTTGTATTGACTTCGCTGATGGTAAACCATTAGGCAAAGAAGGTCTGTTCTGGTTGAAGGTTCAAGTAGCTAACTGCTGTGGGTACGATAAAACCTCCTTCGAGGATAGAGTCAAGTGGGTAGAAGATCATTGGGATGAGATTCAGAACTTCTTAGATCATCCTCTGGAGGTCGAGCCTCCTGAGCCTGACACCGCTTTTACGCTCCTACAAGCGGGCTACGCGCTTCAGGAAGCCCTATCCCTATACGACCCTACAGGGTACGTCTGTACAGTGCCTGTAGCACTCGATGCTACGTGTTCTGGGCTACAGCATTACTCAGCTATGCTCCGTGATGAGGTAGGCGGCTTCTATACGAATCTAGTAGCCAGTAACAAGGATGTAAAGCATGATATTTACAAAGCGGTAGCTGATAAAGCTATTGAATTGTTACCGTCAATGACTGATGATCCTTGCATTATTGACTACTGGAAACGTCAGGGAGTCAGCCGAAGCTTAGCTAAACGTCCTACAATGACTCATGTGTACTCTGCTACACTAGAGAGTTGTAAGATGTACGTAACCTCTGCCGCTGTAGAAGAGAACCTACCGCTTATAGCAGGGTACTCTTACATGAAGCTATGCTTTCCGTTAGCGAAGGCATTAAAGAAGGCTGTAGAAGTTACTGTACCTAAAGCTACTGAGGCTATGAGGTACTTAAAGACGCTGGTACTGCATTCTAGTAAGCCTCTGAGATGGATTACTCCTGTAGGAGTTCCTGTTATAAACTGGACTTCTAAGGAAGAAACAAAACAAATCAAAGTAAGCAGTTTAGGATTAAAGACTGTGTTCGTTGGTACGTTCTCTAAGACGTATGATAGACGTAAAGCATGTACTGGCATCAGTCCTAACTTCATCCATAGCTGTGACAGTACACATTTGATAAAGGTTGTAAATGCTTTTGAAGGACAAATTCTACCAATTCACGACAGCTTTGCGACACTGCCTAGCGATGTGGGCAATCTGCATAGTATTCTTGTACAAACAATGTCGGGACTATACGAAAACCAACAAATGTTGGATATTCTTAAAGTCTATAATGAGTTCGAAGAGCTAGATGATGTAGCTCCACCTGTTCAGGGCTCCTTAAATTTAGAAGAGCTAAAGGACAGTACTTTTGCATTTTGTTAAGTTAAATCAATGACTTAACTTCAAGTGTCGTATTATAGAGGTTTCATTTCGCTTGAAACCTTCCACAGAATTAACCCCACATGCTTAGCTCTCCTAGAGAAGAATGCGTTTGTGCACAGGCGCAGATGTATCTTGATGATGGAGATGATGCACAAATCGTGGGGTATTTTACTAAGCTCCCCTTGTACGGGTTATGAGGGGATATTTTTATTACTTGAATGAGCATACCCAAAGAAGTTAAATTCACATACGCTCATCTAGATTTCTTAGAGAGACAGTTTCCTGAGAGAACTGATCTTAAGAGTACTGAAGAATTGTTTACTCAGCAGGGAGTGCGTAGAGTTATTCAATTCATTAGAGAGCGAGTGCATAGAGATGAAAGAAGAGTACAGACTAGAGAGCTATCAGCTAAGTAATATCTCTAAAGAAGATCTTAGTAAGTACTTATTAGGAGTAGAGAAGATACTCTTAAGAAGTATTACTAGAGATATACTAGTAGAGTACAAAGAGTATATGAGTAATAGAGACCTAGTAGATAGAACACACTTTGCTCTCAAGAGAAGTTTACAGAACTCTGATTACCTAATCATTGTACAGCATAATGATGTATCTCTATTCTGCATCAGTCGGTTTGAATACTTCAACCCACACAAACCTTACAAGGGACTTGTTCCTGCTTTGATTGTATGTGATGGTTGTGATTCTAAGATATGCTTTAAGTTGTTCCGAGAGCTTAAACGGATAGCTAGAGAGACAGATTGTAAGTGGTATGCTATGAGTCATAGAATCGCACCATTCAAGTACAACTTTCAATACATAGATTTATGAGGTGATTATGGGCTTTGGTGATAACAGTGATGAATTGCGTAGACAAGCCGAACAGCAGGAACGTCAGTATCAGCAACAGCTTCTGGAACAGCGTAACGCCGCTATCCTAGAAGGACAGAATGCTTCTGATAATGTTGCTGATGTTACTGTGGGCAACACTACTACGTATGCAGATGATCCTTTCGCTACCAAAAAGAAAAAGAGTGCGTCCCAGTACGTGACTAACATGTTAGGGTTGTAGCATGGCAGAAAAACTACATACCTTGTACGAGAAGTACAGGGATACTCGATTACTGACTAAGTTCGAAACCTATGCTAAATGGACTACCGCTTCAGTCTTTCCTGCGTACATGGAAAAGACTGAGCTAAAAGGTAATGACATTACCGAAAGAGACTATCAAAGCACTGGTGCTATCTTAGTCAATAATCTAGCGTCTAAGCTAGTACAGTACTTATTCCCAGTAAGCTCTAGCTTCTTCAGATTAAAGGATACAGAGTCCTTGAAGAAGTTCTTACGAGAGATTGGTGGTGCTAATGATGTGTCTCAAGAGATTGCTAATCTCGAAAGACAAGCATCAGAGCGTCTGCTTATGAATGAAGGGTATGCTCAACTTCATCAGTTGATGCGTATTCTTATAGTAACAGGCAACGCACTAATCTATCGCAACAATGGAAAGCTTACTGTGTATTCTCCTAGAAACTTTGTGGTTCTAAGAGATGCAAGCGGTACTGTTCTAGACTGCATTCTTAAGGAACAAGTTGTCTATGGACGACTCCCCTTAGAGGCTAGATTACTTTTCAGAAATCAAAAGAAAGAGTTCGACACTCTTGATTTATACACACGAATTAAGCTTGTTACCGAAGACGGTACACCTGATCGTTACTTAGTGTATCAGGAAATCGAAGATAAACGCTTCGGCGACAAGACGATGTATCACAAAAATCTTTGCCCGTACATTCCTGTTGTTTGGGATTTAGTAAACTCTGACTCATACGGTCATGGGTTAGTTGCAGAGTACGCAGGTGATTTCGCTAGACTCAGTATGTTGAGTGAAGCATCCGCTAAATATCAGATTGATGCTTGTAAGGTTGTTAATCTGGTAAAGCCCGGCTCTACCGCAGACATTGATGCGTTGGCACACGCTAATTGCGGTGAATACGTATCTGCTAATCCTGAAGAGATTGCTAAGTCTGAGACAGGTGATGCGGCATTCATTGGAGCTATTGATGAGATCATCATGCGTCTGATTAACTCGTTAAGTATTGCATTTATGTACAGTGCTAATGTACGCGATGCGGAGCGAGTTACTGCCGCTGAGATTCGAATGAAGGTAGCTGAGGTTGATAAGACGCTAGGCGGTGTTTACAGTAAGCTGAGTGAACAGTTACACCCCGTGTTTGCTTATCTGCTTTGTAACGAGGTATCTCCTAAGTTCGGTGCGGCTATCGTAAGCGGGGCATTAAAGATTGATCTGCTTATTGGTACTGCGGCTTTGGGTAGAACAGGTGACGTAGAAAGATTGCTACAGTCTGTGCAGGTGTTAAGTGCTATTGTTCCTGCCGTTCAACAGATTAGTCCTAGATTCAGCGCAGAGAAGATTACTGATCTAGTTCTTCGTAGCAATAATGTTGATCCTACAACTGTTATGAAGTCAGAGGAAGAGCTACGTGCTGAGGAACAGCAAATCAATTCTCAGATGCAACAGCTTCAGATGCAACAGGCAACGATGGGTGATCCCGCAGGACAACTAATTGGAGGCTACTAATGACTGATCCTAATACACAAACTACGACTACTCCTAATACTACTGAACCCGCAGGTGGTGTTCCTCCTGCAACAAACGTCATTGCTACGGCTACCAGTGGCGCTCCTAGCGTCTCTACACAGCCTACGGGTACTACCCCACAGGGTACGCCTCAGAATGCAACCACGCCCCCTTCTAACCCCGTTATAGACGATTTTGATAATTATGCTACGGGGAATGAAATCCTAGATAATGCTACGAAATCTCTAGGTATGCTAATGGGTGTGTCTGGTGCTGAGTTAGCTCATATTATGAGTAAGGCTCTTCAGCATGGAGATCCTTCGTTGCTAGACGGTACTCTGATTGAGCAGAAGTACCCTCAGTACAAGGAGCCTCTGAAGCAGTTAACCATTGCTCATATTCAGCAAGCACAACAGCATCAGAAGGCAGTAGTTGATACTGCTTATGGTGTTGCAGGTTCTAAAGAGAATTGGGATATGGCTGTGCAAGTGTTCAAGAAGACAGCCCCTCAGTATCTTTACGAGACTGTTAAAGCAATGATAAATTCAGGTAAAGTAAAGGAAGGCGCAGAGATGATTATGCAGACTGTAGCCCAAAATGGTTTTAATCCGAAGCCTGCCGCTACTCTTCAAGGCGGTGGCGTAGGAGGAGTTCAGGGATTGTCTTATGACCAGTTCAAACAGGAAATGGCTAAGCTATCCCAAGAAGCAGGTAATCGTTCGTTAGAAGGTAACGGAGAGTACGCTAGACGTTATCAAGATTTACTTGCAAGACGACATGCAGGGCGACTTGCAGGTCTTTAATCTTTCAGGGGCGAAAGCCCCTTTTTTATGTTATTAAAGGAAATAAATAAATATGGCTGATACTCCGTATGAGGCTCAGTTAACCCGCGTGCATTGGGCGGGTGCTGATGCTACCGATGATGAACACCTAGAGGTGTATCTCTCCGAAGTGGAATCCCGCTTCGAATACAATGCTATCTTCCGTGCATTCAGTACGGAACGTTCTGTCGCTAACCAGTCGAATACGTATCGTATCGACCGCTTGGGTACGTCTCAGGTTAAGGGTCGTAAGTCTGGCGAGGCTCTTGAAGCTCAGCGCGTTACGAACGAGAAGTTAATCCTTCAGGTCGATACCGTGCTGTACATCCGTAATCCGATTGATTATCAGGATGACTGGACTGCTCCCGACTGGCTGATGGATATTGCTCGTAACAACGGGTACACGTTTGCTGAAGTGTTCGATCAGGCTCATCTTATCCAGCTTATTAAGGCTCGTAAGATGACGACTCCTGAACATCTGAAGCCCGCAATCGGTGATGGTATCGAAGTGACGGGTGAATTCAAGGCCGCCGCTAAGACGCAGGCTGAACTGGAAGCTAATGCTATCGCTATTAACCTAGCGCACAAGAAGGGCATTGATACGCTAATCAAGAACAAGGTTCCGCTTGCTGACATGATTACTATCGTGCACCCTGACATTTACTCTTCGTTGCTTGAGCATCCGAAGCTCTTGAATGTTCAGTTCGATAACACGAATGGTGGTCTGTATTCTGGCCGCCGCTTTGTGCGTCTGAACGGCATTCCTGTCATTGAATCGACTGCGTTCCCTGACAAGGCTATCACGGGTACGTTCCCGCTTGGTGCTGAGTACAACGTGGATGCTGAAGATTTGCAGTGCAAGATGGTTACGTTCTCGAAGTCTAAGACGCTTGTTACCGTCAAGGCTAAGGACATGACGGTGCGTGTCTGGGATGACGAAATGAACTTCCAGAATGTGCTTGATGCGTACTGCATGTACAATGTGGGTATTCGCCGTCCTGACGCTTGCGTTGTGACGAAGTTCGAAGAACCCACTTAATAGGAGGCTTGGCGTATGGCTACCATTGATATGAGAGGTGTGTGGGCAGAAGCTAAGCAGGTGCAGGAAACCCGCAACGAGGTTAATCGTGGCGGGTACAAGCCTGCCGCAGCAGCCGCCGCTGCTTCTATGAGCACGCGCACTAAAACGACTAAGTAATAGTCTTTCGTGAATTCTCTGAAGGGCTATACGTAGTAGCCCTTTGGAGAGGTTATGGAATTACTTAAAGCAGTAAATATGATTCTCCCGTATTTCGGTGAGAACACTATTACTAAGATTGATTACAAACATCCTACCGTGGTGCTTATCACGGACGTCTTAGAAGATATGCAGAAGACTCTTCTAAGTAAGGGATGGTGGTTTAATACTAGCTACGTTAAATTGTATCCGAACAGCGACGGTGGTTTAGATGCTCCCGAGAATGCTCTTAGTATTGTTAACATGAGCACCCGTGACGTTATAGCTATTCGAGATCAACGCATCTTCAACGTTACTCAAAGAAGCTATAAGTTCGAAGAACCCATCGTAGTTCGTATTATAGACAATATGGATTTTGAAGAGCTACCTGAAAACGTAGCTCTATGGATCATGTACAGAACAGCTTATGAGGCTTATGTGCGTGATTATGGTTATGAAGATGTTTTGCAGATAATTCAGCTTAAAGAACATGAAGCTGATCAGAAGGTGAATGCAGAACATCTGCGTAATAAGAAATACAGTACTTGTAAGAGTCCTATGGCTTGGAAGTACTACAATGCACTAAGAACTTAAGGAGATACTATGATTGTAGAAATGCAGTATCCTACTTTGCTCTCTGGTGTTTCAGAACAGACTCCTAGAGAAAGAAGTAATAATCAATTCACTGCACAAGAGAACATGATTAGTGATCCCGTTTCTTCTCTCAGAAGAAGAGTTCCCTTAGTGTTTAAGAAACAAGTTCTAGTAGATGCTAGTACTGCTAACCCTGACAACATTATTAGTACTTATACAGAAGTAGGTGGTAAGCCTATTCATCTTATAATGAGTACGTATCCTAGTGTTGTTATAGAGTTCTACGATCTAGAATGGAATAAGCTAGATGTAACAGTACCTGAGGATGTAAAGCAGTACTTAACTGCTAAGAACAAGAATAACATTCGTATTACGAATAACAGTGGTATTACTTGGCTACTCAATACAGCTCAGAAACCTGTAGCTGTGTACGATAAAGATGCGCTTGATCCTAAGTTCTTTGGATACACGAACATTACTACAGGTGCGTTCCTTAAGAAGTACAAGGTCAGTATCGTTATCTACAACAAGGATGGTGCTCAGAGAAAGGCCGTAGAGTTCGAATATGAGACGCCTGACGGCACTAACGAGGGTGATGCTAGTAAGAGTACCCCTGAAGGTGTTGCGACTTCCCTAGCGTCTAAAATCAACGCAGACAACGATCTGGATGCAGTTGCTTTCAGTAGCGTTATTTGGATTAGTCTTTCTGAATCATTACGTACTGCGGGCTGTAGTCTCGTTGTAAAGAACGCCAGTGGTTCGAACTACGCTAGTGCATCCAACGCACAGAAGGTTCCTAGTACTACAGACTTACCCGCTGAGTTACCTGACGCTACAGGGTCAGACGGTTTTATCATGGGCGTAGGTTCCTCAGACAGCGCAATGCAGTACTACAAATACAGTACCGCTGACGCATCTTGGTCTGAGTGTGGAGAGTACGGTAGCATTAGTGCTATCAAGAACATGCCTGTGTCTTTGAACTTAGATGACGATGGTAATCTTGAGATCAAGACTGTAGAGTTCGAAGGAAGAGTTTCAGGCAATGACTTGAACAACCCTGAGCCTGTGTTTATTACACAAGGTATTACAGGAATTAGTACGTACTCTGGCAGATTGGTTTTGCTTAGTGGCCCTAGAGTTTATCTTAGTGCTACTCGGTACCCGATTCGTTTTATGAGAAGTTCTGCGGCTTCTGTACTAGATGATGATCCTATTGAGGTGGCGGCTAGTAGCACTAGCTCTGCATCCTTTGAGCACGCAGTCCAGTTCAATAAGGACTTGGTTATCTTCTCTAAGACGTATCAGGCTGTGATACCTGCGGGTAATCAGGCGTTGTCTCCGTTAACTGCTATGCTAGTCGTTACTAGTCAGCAACCTATGAGTACTACTGCTACTCCGTGTGTTGTAGGACAGACACTGATGTTTATTACACCAATGAGTACTGTGTACACTTCGTACTTTGGTGTAGGTGAACTAGTACCGTCTGAGTACACTAACTCTGTGTATACTCCTCAGAATCTTACTGAGCATTTACCTAGATACATGAAAGGCGATTGTAATCTTATTGTATCTGGCGGTAATAACAATATCGCTGTATTCCTTAGCTCTGATGAGAAAGATGCAGTTATTGTGCATGAGTACATGTGGCAGAGTTCTCAAAGACAACTAATGTCGTGGAGTAAGTGGAGATTCAGACAGAATGTAGCAAGTGCCCATATGTGTGAGGGACAGCTACATTTTATTTTAGCTAGTCCTACCTCCGCAGGCAATGAGTTCTTAGTCGGTGTTATTGATCCTAGATCAGATGCTACTAGAGATGCGGATGGTGACATAAGAAACTTCCCGTACTTGGATTTGTACATAGACGTCCCCGTAACAAGAGACATGAATCCTACGAATCCGTTGAAGACAAAGTTAACATGTACTTTACCCGCATTTATGAAGAATGCAACGATAGGTACTAAGTACTTAGCTTTGGCTAGTACTGTAAAAGGTTTGTATGGTGAGCCGATAGGTATTCAAAGTATATCTGAAGACGGTACTATTCGGATAGATTCGTCTTACAGCGGGGATACCGTTAGCATAGGATATACGTACAAGAGTTTCTTTGAGCCTAATTCTCCGGTTGTGTTCAGCGTATCTTCTGGGGATACGAGACGACTTATTTCAGACACTAAGGATACTCTCCTTAGGACTGATATAACTTTGCAGAAATCTGGTGAATTTCAGATTGAGGTAAAAGACGATCATAATCAAGGAGTAATGTCTGGTACTCGTACTGCTTTGCTATGGAGCAGTAAAGAATTAAGCACGGGTAATAAACAGATCAATTCCGTTACTGACGTTATCGTTCCATGCAGAACTAATGCGCATACTACAAGTATCGTAATTAGTACTGAGGATACACGAGAACTGAATGTACTAGGTTTAGTTTATGTAGTCAAGCTACATCAACAGAAAGGTAGAAAGAGGGTGTAATGGCTTACAGAAATCAAATAGGGCCTACTGTACAATTTCAGTCTGGTATCAACAGTATGGCTACTGGTGCGGCCTCTGGTGCGGCTATGGGGGCTAGTATAGGCGGCCCTTGGGGTGCGCTTATAGGCGGCATTGCTGGTACTGTAATGGGTGCATTTAGTACCATTTTTGGTAACAACGATGCAGAGAAGGCGGCTAAGGCACAGCTTAGAGCCGCACAGATGGCTAACGATAAAAACCTTCAGGAGCTGTCTAGACAGATTTCTGAGGTATGGAGAGAGCGTGCTATTGAGTACAGACGTACTCAGAGTGCGCTTACTTATTTAGAGACTGAAGGAAATACGGAACAAGCTCAGGCTAGAAATACTTATGCCGCCGCAGATCAGATAGGTTCCGCTGTTACTTATGTCACTTCGAATACTCAGATGCAGGAAGATGCTATGAAGTGGCAACAGATGTTCAACCTTGAGACTGCTATCGAAAACAGCAATGCTAAGGTTACTACGTTAGTAAAGCAAGCGGATCAATCCTTCATGGGTGTGGGTATTGAGTCTGGTAAAACTGATTGGTTAGGCGTATTCGTTACTGGTACAGCGGCTATGAAGGGTTTATCAGATGCAGGTGTATTCAGTAAACAGTCGGGTGGTTATCAACCTACTACGTTAGGTAATGATTATTCAACTCCTAAGTTTAGTACCATAAACGATAGTTACTCAGGTCAGGGATTGAATCAGTACGGTAGCTTCAAGTTCCCTTCGGTGGGTGGATCAAATAGCTCAATGTTGAGGTTAGGATAATGCCTTTAGAATATAAACCGAACTTCACTTCTGCTAGTGGTGGTGGAGGCTTTGTTTCAGGGTATCATGGTACTCCTGACAGTTTCGCTCAGCAGGATGCTCCTGATTTTGAAGGAGCGATGAAAACACTAGCAGGTGTCGTTGAAGATTACAGAGACGACGCCTTCGAACAGGGTAAGTTAGATCAGATCGCAGGTGAGATCGACAATAACAAAATCCTGTTTAAAGATGCGTACTTAGCGGGTGCTGAGTACGCTACATCTTTCCAAAAGATGGCAGAATTCCAAGCCTATGTTGCTGATGAAAGCAATAAGGCTTTAGGCAGAGGTGAAAGCGCAGAAGAGTTCTACGCTCGAATCTCTCCGAAGATTGCAGAGTACCGCGACAGCTACGCTAAGATTAAGCAGGTGAATCCTGAAGCAGGTACTCTGCTAACGAACAACCTAATGAATGTAGCTACAGGTGCATTACAGAACTACGGCACAGCGCGTCTAGAACGTGCGTATGAGCATCGTAGAGCAGGTAGTGTGACTACTGCTACCGCAAGTATTGTAGGCCCACTACAGCAACCTGATGTGAATCCTGAAGTAATGCGAGGCGCTATTCTTCAGACGATCCCTGCTTTAAAGGCTGATGCTAAGAGTATGGGTCTTAATGAAGAAGAGTACGTGTCCGCTGTGCTTATTGATAGCTTTAAGAGTACAGTAACAGGTTTGAACTTCAATGAACCTAATCATCAGGCATGGGTTAATATCATGCAGAGTACTGTAAGAGACTTAGTTGATGGTGGAGTAATTGACCGTACCAAGAGCATTGATCTTCTTACGTTGCTTCAAGGCAAAGTAAAGGAAGCTTCATTAGCAAGCGTCAATCAGACTCTACTACAATCTGACGAATTGGCTAGAAACGGAACGTATTCTTCTGAGCAACGAGATATGCACAGAGCGCAGATTCTATCTGCTGAGAAGCATGGTGTTGATCTAGGACATATTAGAAGCTCTCTGGCAACTATTGATAAGAACTGGGCTAACAGCAATAAGGATGCTAATATATTGCATAGCATTCCTACAGATACAGATTCTCAGAATAGACAAGCTACTGCGTTTGCTAAACTGCATCAGGGTGAATCACCTGCAACTCTAATTCAGAATGCTGTAGGTACTATACAGGTTACTAAGAACAGTGCTATAGCTGATAAAATATTTCCACCATTAGCTGAAAGCTTTGTATCCTCTATGAGTAGAGATCCGAAGGAAGGACAGTTTACTACTAGAGAGCTAGAGAACTTGTATGCCCTAGCGTATTCCTACGATAATGTTTCTGGGGTTGTTGATAGAAACTCTGTCTATAAGAACAGCGATGTACGAGATTTTCTGCTTAGTAGAGAGAATCGCTCTCTGATGTACAGTGCGGCTAATGGTGACACTAAGGCAGTAACTACTCTACGTGAGAAGTGGGCTAACTTCATGACTGAAGGAAAGAAAGTCATGACTAAGACTAAGCTCACGGAAGACGATACGTACTCTTGGCTCTGGTCTCCGTTCTCTAAAGAAATACAGGTAAAGCATGGAGATGTAGAGTTATCTGTTATTAATCAGATGGCAGGTAGTGTTGAACGGTACTCCAAAAACATAATCACTACTAAAGATCAGTATATCGGTAGACTCGAACAGCTTAAGTTCGAAGGCAAGTCTGGCCTCGTTATCATGTCGCCGATGGATTACAGCGAAGTGCTTCCTACTCTATGGAATACTAGTGGTGTGAATCCTCAAGATATTCTAGATGATGCTTTGGTATCCGTGATAAAAGCGCAGAATCCTGATACGCAGTGGAAACCTGAAGATTTGATTGTAAGGTACTCACCTGAAGCTCAGCGATGGTTGTTCTATGATGGTACCCAAGATGGTGAGGCTGGTGTTACTCAACTTCCTTATCAGGTAGATCAGTATCTTGTAGATCAAGCTATTACGCATAGCATCAGAAAGCAGTACTTAGTGGATCAGGAGAATGCGTCTAGAGCAGTCGTTACTTTAGCATACAGTAAGTTCGATGAAAAAGCTGAGGCCCCTAGTCTAACTATTGTTAATACTCCTAGCGGTAGAGTCGGCGTTGTTAACGTAGCTGGCTTTACTATGAGTGCTATGCTTCAAGGACTAAGTGCTTCTGTAGAAAATAGTACTGCTAGTGAAGACTTAAAGAACAGTGCTAAAGCTGAGATAGAGTTAGCTAGAGGTTTAGGTACTCATTTCAAGGATGACAGTTCTTTACGTAAAGCTGTAGAAGCTTGTACTGGAATGGACTTTGATTCCTTAGTCGGTAGCATTCTAAGTACCGAAGAAGAACCTGTTGAATTGAGTTCTGATTATGATACTCCACATATAGGTGAGCCTGCTAGAATAATTGCTAGACAGACGGCTTTAGATACTGCGGCGCAGTACTACGGAAATCAGATTAAAGAACGTGCAGGCTTGGATGAGAACTCTGAAGTGCAGTATACTACCTTGAAAGGCGATACTGTGCGCACGGAAGAGCTAGGTAAGGTTACTGAGTTTATTCTCAATAATACCCGAGGCGATACTAATCCTTGGGGAGAAAAGAATATCCTCAATAATGAAGATGCTCAGCAAGAACTTAAAGAGACTCTTCTAAACATAGGTAGAGTATCTGATACTCAGTTGCAAGCTACAGTACGGCGTGCTACTGGACGTAGATTTGATGACTGGGTGGAAGCTTTTAAGAAGAAACCTAGTGCTGTAAAGGAAGATCATAACAAGGTTAAGATTACGATGGATAAGGATTGGTTTGATCAGATTAAATCACTAAGAAAACCTATGACGGTGTATGGTACTTGGAACAAGACTATCTTTGGTGATCTAGGTGCCGAATTTGCCACCGAGCTAGAGAAGGATGAAGGTTTCTTGGTAGATTGGATTAACACCCGATCTCCTGAGGATCAGAAGAATCCGAATCTAAAGCAGGTTGAGATTATTGGTTTAGGGTTTGTTAAAGATGGGTATCCTACATGGCAACCTAAGTTCGATGCCGCTAGAGGAGACGCTGAGAAGTTGTCTCAGGTTACAGCGGATTTCGCAGTGTGGTACTATAAGGATATTCCGACTAAGCTAGATGCTTATGGTTTTAGTCTACAGGAAATGCAGACGAATCCTGATTTGAAACCTGCATTGTTTGCTCTAGGTTCATTCCTATGGCATCAGGGCAGAGGTTCAAATGCTTATCTAGAAGCAATGCGACTAGCTAAGACAGACTTGAACAAAGCCTATGCGTTGGTTAAGAGTACTTCTGCCTACAAACAATCAGGTGCTTCACGTCAACGTAGGTACTTAGAAGGCATTAAGGCTATTGCATTAGCAAACATTAACGTTTAAAGGAGACAGGCGTGTTAGATAATACGACAGCTTCGGGGTACACATTCTACGAGGAAGTCCCTGATTCTATTGAAGAGGGTGTAGTGAGTGAACCCGCAGGTGCTAGTATCGTAACTAGTACGCCTGTAAACATTCCTGACAGTACTCTTCCTGAGAAGAATGAGTACGGTGTGTTTGAAACGATGTGGTTGCAAACTAGATACAGCAATCTAACTGCATCATTGTTCAACACAGCTTCTAGAGTATTCCAAAAGAATGATGGGTACTCTATCACTCAGAGTAATAAGGATATAGATCAGTTACTACTTATTGATCCTTCCATTACTCATGCTCTTCCGATCTATCTTTATGATAACTCTTACTCTAGAGAATCTTTAAAAGATGCGTATCAGCATATTAAAGACTTACGCAGAGCTAATGAAGCATTTGCACAGCATCCTATAGCGGGTGTAGTCTCTGGTCTGTTCGATCCTGCTGAAGCAGTGTTAGCGGCTGGTACAGGCGGTCTGAGCAGAGGTTTGAATGTAGTCGGTAGGGTAGCCTTGGGTGCGGGTGCAGGTGGCCTTAGCGGGGCTGTATACGCGAGCAATCAGCCTTCTGAGAGCGATGCCCTCCTTACTCAGATTGCAGTGGGTGGTTTGGCTAATGCTATTGGTGTTAATGGTGCTACTAAGGTAGCTAATACAGCTAAGGGTACCAAACAGGATTTCAATAAAACTAAGCTAGGATTGCCTAAGCCGCTTGGTAAGGCGTTCCAGAGATTTGGTGGTGGCTTCAAGAAGTACATGTCGTTCACGGATGAAGTAGCTGAGGCTGATACTAAGGTTGGTACAGACTACGCTCAGAAGCTGTATGGCTTTGCATCTAAGGACGGAGAAACGTCTGCGGCTATGCGTACTAAAAAATACCGCATGGAACTACTACCGAATGTTCACGCATTAGAAGATGGTTTAGTAAAAGCAGGACTGTATCCTAAGAACATTACCGATAGAATCAAATCATGGATACAACCTCAGAATCAGGATTCTGTAACGAGATTCGCTAGAGCACAACAGGAAGCACGCGGTTGGTTGAATACTATGGATGATTACTACTCTCGTATGGGTAGATTATCCGAAGCACTTACTGGGATTAAGCATAGAATTGAGAAGTTCAATTCCTTGTTTGGAGATCAAGTTAAGTACGTAACTTCTGATGCTCCTACCATTGACGCTCTGATGAAGATGCCACCCGAGCAAGTAAACCGTATTGTTAAGTACCTCGATGACAAGATTAAAGAGTACAATACTGCTGCTGCTAAAGAGCGGGGTATTAAGAAGTCTATGAAGCTACAGCTTACTCCTACAGAAGAAGCTATGCTGAAAGAAGACTTCACAGTAACGGATGATATTTGGTATGGTAGAGATACCATAAGAAGTATTGATACCTTGTCTCCTGATGCTAGAGCGATTGCTCAGGCTTACATTGATAGTAAGTTGGGTATTGCTTCTGGTAAGATGATTAACGAGCGTAGCACTCTTAGTAAGGTTATTGAATCTCCTTACTACATGCACAGTAGATTCTCTATCGACCAAGTAGCAGATCAATGTGAACTGCATGGATGTGCGGCTGTAGCTAAAGCATTCGGCGGGCAGATGAAAGGTGCGCTGTTAGCCAGAGCAAGAGGCGCACAATGGGCTGAGGATATTGATCCTGAAATCCTAGGTATGTGGGTGCTTAATACCCTCGTTAGAGGTCAGGATGGTTATGCTGTTATTAAGGGTTACATTAGGGATAACTTCGCTAAGCTATCTGAGGATTTAGCTAATAAGATCATGTCTGTTAGCGGGTGGGATAAAGTCTTAGGCGTAGACGAGCAGACTGACCTCATCGAACTAATGCGTGAGACTACTGGTGCTAAACACATTGATATTTCTGCTACACTAGGGCAGAGCAGTATCTTTAAGCATAGATTTGCATGGGATTACGATGTAGTATCTCCTGATGGTATCCAACTACGTAATATGCTAGGCTCAGATATTATGGCTGATGTAGAACATAGTGTGTTATCCACCGCTAGTTCTGTAGCTATGAGTAGTGTTTCTTACAAAGGCGTTAAGGGAGAACTTAAGTACCTCAGTAACGCAGATAATGTTAGAGAGTTCTGGGATATATTCAAGGACGATCTGACTAAAGCGTATGACGGTGATTCTGCTAAGGCTGATGAGGTTATGCGTTACGCATACAATCTCAGCATGGGCAATCCTGTAGGTGCTGATATTGGTGATATGGCTAGAGCGGCGGCTAGTATCGCTAACACTATGTTCCTCGGTAAGTCTGGTTTGTATAACCTAGTAGACTTCGGTAGCATTGGAAACGAATTTACTACCGTAGAGGCTATCAAAGAAGTTATCCCTGCATTGAAACGCGGTATAGGTTTTGATCTGAAAGACCTTACCAAGATAGAGTGCATGGATCTTAGAGATATTCTCAGACTCGAATCCTTTGAAGAAGGTAGATTCCGTAATGTTGTCACTCGACAGAACGAGGATATGTTCGTCCTTAAGAAAAGCATTACCCGTGAGATCGAATGGGCTACTCAAAGTGTTAGATTCTTAAACGGCATGGAAGCTGTAAGACGATTGCAGATTAACATGACTACTAGTCTGTACGTCAAGCGATTAGAGCGTGCTATTAAAGGTAACGTTAAGGATCAAGAGTACTTCTTTAAGAACTCGGGGTATTCTAAAGGTATCTTTAACTCCATCAAGAGAGAAGTAGACGCTCATGGTTGGAACGTCTATCAGTGGGGTAACAAAGCCTTAGCGAATAGAGTACTCACGGAAGCTAGAACTACTGTCGATAACGTAATTCTTAGCGTGCGTAATGGTGAACGTCCTCGCTTTATGGATAATCCTATCGGGAAGGTAGCATTCGCTTATCAATCCTTTGTGTTTGCCGCTAACCAAAAGCTACTGCGTAGATATTGGAATCAAGAGGGTGTTCTCGGTGTGGCTACATTGATGACGATGCAATTGCCACTAGCGTGCCTAGTAGGTATGCTGTCGAACGTCATTGAAGGTAGAGATCCCGAGAAGGATTTAGTAACGTCCGTTAGTACTTCTATGAGTGCTTTAGGTTTGTTTACTATCCCGATTACCGCATTGTCTCGTGGTGAGTTAGGCGGTACGTTCGTAGGCTTTGGCCCAGTATCCTATGCTATTCGTGCAGGTACTGGTCAGATGGACGTGTTTAATGCGCTAGCTGATATGCCTTTTATAAGTGCTAACCCAGCTTCAAAAGCCGCTTTGATGGCTTTAAGTAATGAATATAAAGATAATTAAAGGTTTTAAAATGGCATTATACGCTACAGATCAAGTTTCTTATAGTATTCAGACTGCGGTTTCTGACGGTTCTTTAACCCGTATCGTAGTAGGTCTTGAGTACTTATCTAAAGATGACATCTCCGTTTGGGTAGATGATGTAGAAGTTCCTGAGTCTGCTCCTGATGGTTATGTTTGGACGTGGGATGGAGATGACATTGTATTCGAAAATCCCATTCCAAAAGGAAGTGTAGTACGAGTTCACAGAAGTACGGCTAGAGATGCTATGTTTAATGTATTCTCTGGTCGTGCTGAGTTTAGTAATCGTACTATGGATGAAAACTTCCAACAGCTTTTGTACCTTGCACAAGAGTACTCTGAGGGTTCAGGTCTTTCGGGTGTTATCAGCGACCTAAATATGAATGGGTACAAAATCTTTAATGCAGGTAAAGCTACTGAGCCTAATGATGTGGTTACTCTCGGACAATACCAAGCGGATGCTTTAGGCGCACATAAGGCTAAAGAGGAAGCAGAAGCAGTTGCAAACAAGTTTAAAAAGGAAACAGAAGAGCTTGTAAACGAATTTAAAGAGTACACATTTGAGATTCCTAATGTCGTAAGTAGTATTGGAGAGCTTGCTTCTAAAGAAGATGGTTTCTATGCTATTACAGGTATGGGGACTACTACGGACGCTGAAGATATTAGTAACAGGCTGGTCACGATCGGGGGTGTGACAGCACCGATTGGTGATTCAATTCTCTATGCGGCGGGTTTAACCCCAAAAGTCTTCTATGTCAGCACAGCAGGCACAGGCAATGGTGAAAGCGATGCCAGTCCAATGTCGCTTGAAAATGCAATAGGGTTTTTAGCTCTGTATACGGGATTTGCAGAGTTGCGATTTGCTCCGGGCACATATTCGTTGTCCCAAACAATTTCTTTTGATTCGAGAAAGATCAAATTAACGGGACAGGCAGGAGCGTCCAATTCAGTAGTTTTAGATTTTTCGGAAGCTGGCAGCTACGGAATTTACGCTAAAGACAGCGAAACCATTGTGTCAAACATTACGATCAAATCAGCCACGCTTGATGGTCTGAGAATTGATGGTGGGAAGGTATACGCCGAGAATTGTGAATTCAATAGTTGTTCGCATTCTGGGTTTTCCGCAACTGGTAACGCTAGTTTTTATTTGTTAAATTGCAAAGGCGCAGAGAATGCGTGGAATGGCTTTTCATTTGCCCGTAACTCTAACGGGAATGTCGTGAGTTGTTTGGCAGACAACAACACCTTATACGGGTTCCATCCTAACTATTGTGGCAATGTATATTTCCATTCATGTATAGCGCAAGAATGTCAAAGTGGATACTTTGTTTCAGGTTGCACAAGTGCATATTTGAATGACTGTCAAGCTAATAGCAATGAAATAGCAGGCGTTTTGGGAAGTGGCTTGTGTCGGATTTCAGCACAGAATTCTTCGGTTAAGAATAACCCCCGTGGCTGGATGGCTGAGTACGGTGCAGACATAACGTTATGTGATTGCGATACGGATGGTGGTAGTGTTGGCCCAACATCTAGTTGGGCGGGTGTGGTATCTGAATATGGTTCTAGAGTGACCATTGCTTTTGGATCAAAAGCTAGCAATTTAAAAAATTATTCACGAGGACTGTACACTCTAAACGGTGGACGAATTGATCTTTGGCGTCCTGTTAGCTCTTTGTTGAGCTTCGCTAATGTTTCAACTCGGGCGTCACCAGATTTTGGTCACTATGGCAATAGCGGCGGATTTATATCCTGCGCTGCTTCAAGAGAGCTTACGTCAGTAGAGACTGCCTTTTCTCACGGCCAGCTAGGTGATGCAACCGCAAAAGGCCCTATTGACCTGAATACCCTAGTTGATTCTGGCGTTTATACGTGTGATACGGGGTCAACTAATAAACCCACTGGTTTTGGGCAAGTGCTTGTGAGTGTTTACAAACGTGCAACGACCAATAGCACACGAAAAATCGTTCAAACCGTCTACGACCTTGGAACGGTTGCAATGGCTTTCCGTTATGGGGCTTGTCTTAACGGTGACGATTCCAACATCACGTGGACGAAGTATCAAAAAATCACAACCAGTGTTGTATAAGGAAAAAGAGATGATTCCTATTGAATACATAAAAGGAACCGTATTCGCCAAAAAGGTAGGCGACAAGGTTCAAATCTTTGAGGGCGGCTCCGTCGGCGATGAAAGCCTCGTGCTCGCCACGGGCACGACTATGCCCCGTATGCCCAAGGACCGGTTTGCGGACATGGTCAATGTCCGCGATTTCGGGGCGAAGGGGGATGGCGTTACCGATGACACGGAAGCGATCCAAGCCGCCCTGCAAGCGAATTTCGATCGAGATGGCGGGACAGTTTTTGTTCCGGCAGGAACATACGTTTTAACCGACACTCTTTACCTGGGTGGAAATACAAATTTTGTGCTGGGCGATGGCGTAACGCTAAAGCGCGGTGCCGCTTACACGGCAATGTTCGCCAATTGTCTTGGCGAAACGTGGCAGCAGTTCTACAACCGTAACTCTTCTGGCTATACGGGGCATTCAAACATTCGAATCGTTGGTGGAACAATAGACGGAAACACGCGAACTTTTGGCGTGCAAACCCACCTTAACGGATTTGCTTTCTACGATACGCATGACGTTGTTGTTGAAGGGGTAACTTTTAAAGATTGGGGACACAACCATCAAATTGAATTCGGGGCGGCAAAGAATTGCAAAGTTTTGAACTGCACATTTAAAGGCATGGCTTGGGAAACAGAAGTTACTTCTGTTCCTGAGTGCATCCAACTTGACAGAAGAAGCCTAACTTCAACTTCACCTTTCTATCCTAATGACGGAATTGAAGTGGCAGGTTGCTGGTTCGGTCCAGATACCAGTGATGTTTCAGGAGCGGTGGGAGGTCCGCCGCCTCTGGCTGTTGGTTCACACAGTCCCTCTTTAGCAAAGAATGTATCGATTCACGATAACACCATTATAGGGGCCAAGTACGGGATTTTACTTCTCTCTTATGATGGCGTTTCTGTATATTCAAACAGAATTATCAATGCAGACATTGGCATTTATTGGGGTGCCTATATTTGGGATGCAGAAAATTTACCCGATGACAGCATCGGTGCGGGATGTAAGAATGTTCAAATAATAGGCAATTATATAAATGCCAAACATTATGGCATTTATATGACAGGACGAAATGCTGATGCGACAAGAGGAAACGTTTGGACATACTATAATGAACACGTATTAATCCAAAACAATATCATTGCTGGTAATTGCGATATTGCTGGAATTCAACTGTTTGCTTCTAAAAACGCAGTTATTTCTGGAAATTCTATTTCCGTTTCTAAGATCGTAATGAACATCAGAGATAGTAAAGTTGCGTGCGTAAGCAATAATTACTTTCTCAACAACGATTATTTGTATCAAATTCTTCTGTCTAGCATTCTCGGAAATGAAGACGAAGATTATTGGTGCGAAAATATTACATTTGTTGGAAATTATTTTCAGAATACTTTTGAAAGCGAAGCAAGCGTCTATGCAATTTGGGCAGAGCGTTCAAAGAGGCTTAACGTTATAGGTAATAGCTTTAACCTGCCAGCCTCTTCAAATGAAGCAGTAAAAGCGGATTCGCTAAGTAAAAATACTTTTGCGTCAGGCAATATTAATGCCGGAAGTTCCACATCAAAGGTTGTTCAGTCCCTAGCTGCGGATACAAATACACCTGGGTTAAATTATGGATTTAATCCATATAACTACGATTACAAATTGGCAGATTGCGGACCACTTTCAATAACTCAAGCGGCAGGGAAAAGCTCACTTCACTTTAATAGAGTTGGGTATAACAATGTAACGGTACTTTCTGATGGAACTTCTTCGACCGGTATAGCTTTTCGAGGAGTAACTGCATCTGGCCAACTTTCAGAAAAAGGTTTCTGGATGAATATGGCGGCTGGTGGATTCTTGCCATACACGTCAGGCCAACAATCTCTTGGCTACAGCGATCGACTGTGGTCAGAGCTATACGCATCCACCGGCACCATCAACACCTCTGACTACCGTTGCAAGCAGAATATCGCCAATCCTACCCAAGCGCTTTTGAAAGCCTGGGGCAATGTCGGATTCAAGGTCTTCCAGTTCAAAGACGCAGTTGAAAAGAAGGGCGATTCCTCAGCTCGTTATCACGTTGGCGTAATAGCTCAGGACGTACAGAGTGCGTTCTCTGCTCAAGGTCTTGACGCGTCAAAGTACGGCCTTTTCTGCCATGACTCCTGGAAGGACGAGTACGAAACAATCGAAGTGGTAGACCAACCGGAAGCGCTCAACGAGGCTGGCGAAGTTGTGACTCCAGCGGTGGTTCATACGGAACAGCGCAAGGTACTCGACGCCGGCGATCGTTATGGCGTTCGCTACGAGGAAGCTTTGGCACTCGAATGCGCTTACTTGCGCGACCGACTTTCGAAGATCGAAACAGCTTTAGCTACGCATGGAATCACACTAGGAGACGAACAATGAACATTACAAATTTGACTCACGCACTGTTGGCTGTTGTCTGCCAGCTTGTTGTGGCCACGGGCTTGTGGCTCGTTGGCATCGACTTCTCAACCGCCTGCGCGATGGGCGGCCTTCTGGCCGTTGGCTTCTACTGGGGCCGTGAGGTGACGCAAGCTGAGGCAAAAGCAGGAACTCCTCCGTGGTATAGTGGATTTAAGATTTGGGAATGGTCTTTGGATTCTAAACTGGATCTTCTGTTCCCTGTAATAGCTACTGTTATTGTTTCAGTTATTATTTTTATCATTTAATATAAATGACTATTAGTAGATTAGTGATCTACTTGTCAGTTTTGTATAGATAACCTGACGCAAAACAAAACTATACATTTATTCTTTTCTTATCATTTTATTTATAATAAAGGAGAATTGTTATGACAGAATAGGCTAGTAAAGGTGTTGCAGGTACAGGTCTTGGCTTAGGCATTGCAGGTACGGCTCTCGGTCTTTTGAATGGCGGCTGTGGTGGCGGTATCCTAGGCAATGTGCTTGGCGGTAACTGTGGTAGGGGTATCGCTGAAGCTCAATACATCTCCGACACAGGTTATCCAAGGACAGCTTCGTGAACAGGGCTTGGCTCTCAATGGTAAGATTGATCAAGTTGCTTCCTCCGCTAAGTGTTGCTGTGAAGCTAATTCAGCGGCTATTGCAAGTCTCCAGGCTCTAGTTGGCAAGATTACTCAGACTAATGTTCCTCTTTCTGCTATTTGTCCTGAAGTGATGGCTCGTTATAACAGTTGGACTGCTCCGACTACCACGCCTGCGGCTTAATAGGAGTTAAACGATGTCGGTAATTAGTCTATCTAAGATTCAGAATGTTCTACCTGAATTCGTTGATACGAAACTAATGCCGAGTGCTCCCTCTCATATCAAATGGTTACCGGGAGGGAGTACCTTCATCATTTTGCGTAGAGCTGACGATCTGATCGCTCAGTACTTACCGATGATGAAGTCATTCAGTTTAGTTAACGACCAGAATCAGCTCGATATTGAATTAGCTAAAGGGTTTATAAATTCAGCATTCGACAAATCAGGAATTGTTCCGTTATTCGGATTTAATTTCGATAAAACGGATGGTGAAGCTTTAGTAGGTATTTTAGAGAAATACAAGGATAGTTAATATGGAATGGGAACATTCGGTTATTACGATGAGTATCCATAAAATGATGGAAGTGCTTGAGAAACTGAATAAGGAAGATGACCTTTCTTATCAGGAAGTGCAGAAAGCATCGTATGCGGTTAAAGCACTATTCAACCTTATGAATATTAAAGAACATTTGGATAAATGACTTTTACTAAACATCTAAAACAGTTTTTAATTGCTTTAGATCAGGTAGTGAATACAATGTGTGGCGGATATGCTGACGAGACGCTTTCGTGCCGAGCATACCGCCACTACATGAAAGGAGAACATAAGTGGGTTAAGGTACTAATCGACTGTTTGTTCTTCTTCGAAGATGAGCATTGCTATAATTCATACCTATCTGAGCAAGAGAGATTACAATTACCTCCTGCATTAAGAGAATAATACTATGGCGGCTAAGGTTTCTAAACTAAGTGAACTACATGAGAAGTTTGCACAAATGCTTTTAGATGATATTAGGGTATGCCAAGATGAAGGTATTCCTATGTCTTCCTCTGATAAAGCAGTTATAGCCGCGTTCTTAAAGAATAACGGTATTACTGCTGATCCTGATACTGAAGATATGAAAGCACTTGATGCAGAGTTCAAGAAAGACGCTGAAGCACAGCGTAAGATTCGCGCTAGTCTGCTTCTACATAGTACTGGCGGCGATTCAGAATACGCTGACTTATTGAATTGATATGAGAGAAGAAACATTAAAGAGAGTTCGATTGTTATCTGAGAAGGTACGCAGATACAAAGATGATCCAACAAAGATACCTGTAGCTCAGAGAGAAGAGTTCTCTTTGATGTTTTCAGCTACGTTTGAAGAGTTTACTGAGTTCTGTGAACTAGGGATGCAATTCCTAGGATTCAAGATGACTCCAATGCAAGCTGAGATTGCTGAGTTCACACAGAAAGGGCCTAGGCTTAGAATGGTACAGGCACAACGTGGTGAGGCTAAGACTACTATTACTGCGTTGTATGCTGTGTGGAGACTCATACGTAATCCGTGTTCGCGTATTCTGATTGTCTCAGCAGGTGAAGCACAGGCTAACGATATTGCTGTGCTAATCATTCGCTTGATCGAACAGTGGTATTTGTTGAGTTGGCTTAAAGGTGACGGTACTCATGGGGATAGAACCTCGTATGAGAACTATGATGTGCATTACAGCCTCAGACGAGTAGAAAAGACTGCATCAGTATCTTCAGTCGGTATTAAAGCTAACCTGCCTGGCAAGCGAGCAGATCTTATTATTGCTGATGACGTAGAGTCGCAGACTAACTCGAATACACAGATCATGCGAGATGATCTGCTAAACCGTACAAAAGAGTTCGCGGCTATTTGTACGCATGGAGATATTCTGTATTTGGGTACACCACAGACTCGTGAGAGTATCTACAGATCACTACCTTCTCGTGGCTATCAGATCAGAATATGGCCGGGTCGATACCCTGAACCTGATAGAATCGACAGATACGCTCCTGATACCCTCGCGCCGTCGATTCTAGAGGCTCTAGAGCGCGATAAGACACTAGGGCAAGGGGGAGGTATTGATGGCACTCGTGGAAAGCCTACAGACCCATTACGGTACACGGAAGAGGATTTGCAGGATAAGGAGCTGGACTACGGCCCTGAAGGGTTTGATTTGCAGTACATGCTTGATACGACTCTGAGCGATGAGCTTAGGACGAAGATCAAGTTGAATGACATGCTGATTACTCAGTGCGGGTACAATGAAGCACCTGAGTTCTATACGTACAGCGCAGAGCCTAGATACCTCATCAGAGAGTCTGAGTTGTGTACTCCTCCGACTATCGGTCATAGAATGTACACGGTAGCTAGAAGTTCTGATAAGTTCACGAAGTACCAAGTGAAGTACATGGTAGTTGATCCTGCAGGTAACGGCGGTGATGAACTGGCGTATGCAGTAGGCGGTACGTGTAACGGGTATATACACCTGTTTAGTACTGGTGGTATGCAAGGCGGTACCAGTAAAGAGAATCTTAACAAGATCATAGACATGTGCCTTGAGATGGACGTGCAGTGCATTAAAGTCGAAAGCAACATGGGACACGGTACGGTAGAACAGTTATTCAGAGCTGAATTGGAGAATCGTAAAATCTGTGGCATTGGTGTCGAAGGATTCTACAACGGTATTCAGAAGGAGAAAAGAATCATCGACAGTATCTCTCCTGTAACAAGACGACATAAATTTATCTTACATGAGAGAGCAATCCTAGATGATTGGAATTGTTGTAAGAAGTACAGTGCAGAGAAACGTAATATCACGAGTGCGCTGTATCAAATGGTGAACATAACGTATGACAGACAATCGCTGGCTAAGGACGATAGGGCGGATGCTATCGGTGCTTTAGTAGCTTTCTTATCTGAAACCATAGCAGTTGATGAGGAGGCACTACAGCAGAAGCGTGATCTAGCGGCTGTTAGAGAGTTCTTGGATAATCCGATGGGGTACGTTATGAAGAGAAATCGGAGAAATGGTTCATGGAACAATCTAATGAAGTACTCTCGGGTACGGCGGTAGTACCGCAACCATCGTTGGAAGTAAGACTAGCGGTTATGGAGGAAAGACTTAACACTGTAAGAAAGGATGTTAAGGAACTTGATAACCGCTTGACAGAAAGCGTGTCTCGAATAGAGCACATGATAGACGGACTCAAGAACAGACCTAATAGCGTACAGGAGTTCCTAGAGGAGAACTGGAAAGCTATCGTGTTGGTTGTTATGGGTATTCTGGGGGCTAACGCTACGATTGTAGAGACGTTAGCCAAGGCTTTCTTTGGTAGTTAAAGCAGAAGGAATGCTGACGGAATTAGGAATAGCGTTTCCTGGGGCTAGAAGGGCCTCAGGAGCCTCGTTGGAGGGTGTATGGTAGGTACAGTACTGGAATGGCTCAAAGGCTCTACAATGGGCCTTCTCGTGGCAGGAATCGGTATCGGTGCTTTTGTGTGGGGTTGGAATAAGATAGATGCCCAAGAGAAGATGATTATTGAACTTCAGGAAGCAGTAGCTCAGAACGAGAGAGTCATCGAAGGGTATAAGCAGGATATGCTTTTGCATAAGCAGATGATACTTTCTCTTGAGAAAGAGAAGAGGGTTATTGAAGACACAGTGCAAGAGCAGAAGAAAACGCTCGATGTGATAATGGAGGATAAGAACGGTGAGCATACAAAGGATAGCGAAGTACTGCGTATGCGGTTGTCTGATGATGTTATTGGCATCTTGCGCACAGACCCAAGTGCAGTACCGTGAGACTGAAATGTATATCCCTCAAGAGTTCATGACTGAACCTAGGAAAGTGTATCTTGAGGGAGATACAGTCGGTGATGTAGTGAAGTACTGCATAGACTTGAAAGGACAGAATGTAGAGCTGAAGAGTACTCTTAAGGGGATTAAGAAGTACATTGAAGAGAGAAATGCTAGAATTAGAGATCAGAATTCTTAAGGGCTTAATTTTGATTGCTAATGCGAGAGGGGTACTCACCTCTATCAAGCAACTCTTTCCCCCGTAGGGGTACTCGTAGCAGTGTATCTCTCTACATGCTATATCATGTTTATCAGCAGTAGTAGTACAGATACTCTCTTAGCTCTCTACTAAGAGCTTCTATGATAGCTTATGTAGCTCTCTATAGATATGTAGAGGAGGGGGAGTA